CCCTCCTCCCCCCTCCCCCGGGGGTGCCGGAAAAACGGGGCGGCTCTCCAGCCGCAGCCCATGCGCTACGACACACAGCCTTTTGAAACTTCCCGCCAAACATCGTCCCGCTCGACGTTCAACGCAAGTTCAACGCAAGTTCAACGCAAGTTCAACGCAAGTTCAACGCAAGTTCAACGCACTGGAAACGCACGGAACGTGTGTTCAACAGCAGCGCGTGTGTCCGGCGTGTGTTCTCCGCAGCACGTGCTTGACGGAACGTACTTGGAGTGTACGCTTTTCACGTCTTTCCGAGCGTGTGCGTCAATCGAAGAGGAAACCGGCAAGGTATTTCATGCATTGTCTGGGACGTGCATTTAGTTTTTGCAGCGTTTGATGCTATACTGTAAGCGATGGGGTGATTCTATGGCAAGACCGCGCAAAATCAAAACTGCCGAAGAGCTTGGCGTTCTGATCGACGAGTTTATCATGCAGTGTGAGGACGGGAAACAGTACATGGACGACTATGCGCTGATGAAGTATCTCGGCATTGCGCCGCGCACACTCGCGCGATGGCGGGCAAACGAAGGCGGGGAATATGACGGATATGGAGAGCAGCTCGAGAAGCTGGTTGCATACCGGGAAGCGGTCTATGCGCGCATGGTGGCTGAAAACCCGAAGGGCAGCGGCGGAATCATCTTCCTGCTCAAGCAGCCGAAAAACGGCGGGTACATCGACAAGCCTGTGATCGACGTTCACGCGCAGGAGCTGACGATCAAGACAGACGGGATCGGCGGCGACGATGCGTTCAAGTAACGCGCAAGTGCGCGACAGACACGCTTAATCCGACAAGCCGAATGCGGGCGCGGGATACGCGCTGCGGCTGAGTGCTTGCCCCTCCGTGCTGGTAAAAGGCCGGCCTCCTGTGGCCGTTATTCCCTTCCAAAACCTATTACGGTACGGAACGAATGCGAACCCGGCGCAATCCGGGAATCAAGCGTCGGAAGCGACGGTAAACACTGCTGCGGCGGCAAGTGGCCTAAGCGTTTCATCTCCTTTCCGCTGAAATCCTGTGCAAGTCAGGATGCCGCAGCTTCCCTTTCTACGGCAGTTTTCCAAGAGGGACGCCCGGTGCAAGCCCGGGGGCTGCCGCCAAGACCAGACGACCGGATTGACCGGAGCGTGAAAAACCGGCAGAAAGCCGCTTTCCTGCTGCAGCGGGAGGCGGGCGCGCCGAGCTGCTGCTCGGAATTGGTTTATAAGCGAGGCGCGCAACAACCGTGTCTGGTAGATTATTTCGTTTTTTTACTGGGGCGCTGTGCAAGAGCGCTCGCAGCCGCGGTCTTGAATGAATGAGGTGAAGCGTTTGCACGTTATCCGTGTGGAGCTGCCGAAGCAGCACAGCGAAATCGAAGTGCACGTCATTGCGGACGTACATCTTTCCGACCCGAACTGCGATATTCGCGGCGTGCAAAAGCGCGTGGCAGACATTGCGGCGAGAGACAACGCCTATGTTATCCTTGCTGGCGATCTGATCGACAATGCGACGCGAAGCAGCATCGGAGATATCTACAGCACGCAGTTGTCGCCGATGGAGCAGATCCAGCTTGCAAACAAGACGTTTGCCCCGCTCAAGGGCCGCATCCTGTGCGCTGTTCCCGGAAACCACGAAGAGCGGACATATCGTGCAGACGGCATCGACATTACATGGCTGATCGCAAACGAGCTGGGCGCGGGCGATCGGTACGCTCCGGACGCAGCGCTCGTATTCGTATCACTCGGTGAAAACTCCCGGCGCAAGAGCGAGGGACGGCAAACGACGTATTCCATCTACGTCAACCACGGCAACGGCGGCGGGCGCAGGCTCGGCGGAAAGATCAACCGGCTCGCAGACTATGCGCAGATCGTTGACGCAGACGTTTATGTTTGCGGGCACACGCACTCCCCTGCCGTGTTCAAGGATTGCTTCTTCCGGACGAACGCTTCTACGAGAAGCGCAGAGCCGGTCGAGCGGCTGTTCGTCAACACGGCGGCTGCGCTGGATTACAGCGGCGGCTACGGCGTGCGGATGGGGTATCAACCGGCGAGCAAGGCCGCGCCTGTCATCTACCTCGACGGGGGGCGGAAAAACGCCGGGGCGGCAATGTGAAGGCGCCCTATGCAGAAAAATGATAATCTTCTCCGGGCGATTCTGGACATTATCGGTCGCGGGAATACTGCCGAGGTAAAGCAAACGAAAGACGGCGTGCTTGTGCTGGAAGTCAAGCGCAAGGTCGCCTTTCGGGAAACTGAAACGGAATAACGACGTGCCCGGAAACGGCCGGGCATAAGAGCTGAACGGAGCTGACTGCAGAATGCGGTTGGCTCCGTTTCTGCATTTACGGAGGATGCCATGCCGAAGCAGAAGCGAAGCACGCAGACAAATTTTACATGGGATCCTGGTCACGCGAACGAGAAACAACTGCTGTTCTACCAGAGCAGGACGATGTACACGGCTTACGGCGGCGCGCGAGGCGGCGGCAAGACGCACGCTGTGCGCATTAAGGCGGTAGGCGGCGCGTTTACATGGCCGGGCATCCGCATCCTCATCGTGCGAAAGACATACCCGGAACTGCAGTCGAACCACATCGAACCGATTTTGAAGATGGTGCCGCAGGAGCTGACTAGCTACAACGGCACGCTGCACACGCTGTACTTTCAAAACGGCTCGACCATCCATTTCGGCCATTGGAGCGGCATCACGTCCGAGAGCGAGTACCAGGGCCAAGAATACGACTGGATCTTCATGGACGAGGCGACGCAGTTTACAGAGCGCGAATTCCGCTTTCTCGGCGGCTGCCTGCGCGGCGTCAACGAGATACCGAAGCGCTTTTACCTGACGTGCAACCCCGGCGGCGTCGGGCACAGATGGGTCAAGCGCCTGTTTATCGACCGGAATTTCAAGACAGATTCCGACAACCCGGAGGAGAACGAGAACCCGGACGACTACAGCTTCATTTTCGCAACGGTCGAGGATAACAAAGACCTGCTTGAATCCTCTCCGGGCTATCTGCAGGCGCTCTCTCAGTTGCCTGAGAACATCCGCAAAGCGCACCGCTACGGCGACTGGGACGCACTGTGCGGCACGTATTTCCCGGAATTCAGCAAGGCGACGCACACCTGCAAGCCGTTCCAGATCCCAAAGCACTGGAAGCGGTACAGGGCGATCGACTACGGTCTGGATATGCTTGCCGTCGGCTGGTACGCAGTGGACGAAAACGGGCGCTCGTATATGTACCGCGAGCTTGTGCAGCCGGGGTTGATCGTGCAGGATGCGGCAAAGCAGATCCTCGACATGACGATGCCGGACGAGCACATCGAGATCACCTTTGCCCCGCCGGACATCTGGTCGCGCCAGAAGGACACCGGCAAGACGATGGCAGAGGTATTCATGCAGTGCGGCGTGCCCATCGTGCGGGCGAGCAACAACCGCGTGCAGGGTTTCCTGCAAGTGAAGGAAGCGCTCGCAAATATGCCGGACGGAAAGCCGGGGCTTGTAATTTTCCAGACCTGTGAACGGACGATCGGAGACCTCGAGGACATTCAGGCGGACGAGCGCAACCCGAACGACTGCGCAAAAGAGCCGCACGAGATCACACACACGGTCGATTCCGTGCGCTACTACTGCGTATCGAGAACAATGCGCGCGGACGCAAGAGACGTGAACCCGTCGGAGATCATCTACGAGGACGAGGACGCGCAGGAGGACTACGAGGAATTCATGACCGGAGACGCACCGTCTGCCGGATATATCAGCTATTAGGAGGGGAAGACATGAACACTATCGGTTTGATCGGCCTGCTGGTGATCGTGGCGTGCTTTGTGCTGACGATGGTAAGCCTGCGGCGCTGGGACGACGAGCTTCGGGCATTTCAGGATGCAACGATGGATATGCTGGCAGATACGTCGCTCGACGTGTCCCGGCTGCAAAAGCGCGTAGAAGCACTGGAAGAGACGGCGGCAGCACTGTGTGAGCGAGCGGACAAGCTCGACGAGGAGCACGCTGAACAGGTGGAGCAGGCACTGCAGATGGCGCAGGACTTCTCCAACGGCGTGTCCAATCTTATGAACTACAGCTACCTGATGGCCGGAAAGAAGGATGTGAACAGCGATGCCTGACGAGTTTGACAAGAAGATCACGCCGGAGCAGGTACAGGCAGAGTACCAGAAAATGCTCGGCTACAACACCGCTGTCAACCTCGACGAGACGGTGCGCGCCAACGAGAACTTTTTCATCGGCAAGCAATGGGAGGGCGTGGACGCGAAGGGTCTGCCGACGCCGGTATACAACTTCCTGAAACAGGTCGTTTTGTTTTCCGTTGCGAACATCACGACCGACAACATCAAGATGCAGGCTACTCCGCTTGCGTGCGAGCGAACACCGGAGGACGTGGAACGTGTCGCGGAGATCGTCAACAAGGAATTTGACCGGCTTTTCGAGTTCAACCGCGTGCCGAACCTCGTGCGCGAGTATATGCGAAACGCCGCGGTGGACGGTGATAGCTGCCTGTTCACGTTCTGGGACGACACGGTTGACGCCGGATTCGGGCTGCGCGGCGGCATCCGCACGGAGATCGTGGACAATATGCGCGTCGGCTTCGGCAACACAGCGTGCCGCGACCCGCAGAAGCAACCCTACATTCTCATCGAGCGGCGAGAAATGACGAAGGAGCTGCGCAGAGCAGCACAGGAGGCCGGAAATCCGCGCTGGAACGACATTCAGCCGGATACCGAGAACCACAACACTGACAGCTACAAAAACAGCACAGAGCGCAGCACGGTGCTGCTGCGGATGTGGAAGGAACGCAAGACCGGCACGGTGTGGGCGTGCGAAGTCTCCGGGCGCGTCATGCTGCGCGAGCCGTGGGACATGGGGCTGCGGCTCTACCCGGTGACGTGGATCAACTGGGACTACATTCCCGACAGCTATCACGGGCAGGCGCTCGTGACCGGGCTGATCCCGAACCAGATTTTTGTCAACAAGTTGTTTGCAATGTCCATGATCTCGCTGATGACGAGCGCGTTTCCGCGCACGGTCTACGACAAGACGCGCATCCCGAAGTGGAATAACGCAGTCGGCGCTGCGATCGGCGTCAACGGCGGTGACGTGTCCGGCGTGGCAAAGATCATCGACCCGGCGCAGATCAGCCCGCAGATCGCGCAGTTTATCCAGACGAGCGTGGACTATACGCGGCAGTTTCTCGGCGCGACGAGTGCAGCGCTTGGCGAGACGCGGCCGGACAACACGTCGGCCATTATCGCACTGCAGCGCGCTGCCAGCATCCCGTCGGAGATCACGAAGCAGAACCTCTACAAATCCATCGAAGATCTGGGGCGCATCTATCTGGACTTCATGGCGGCGTACTACGGGAAGCGCAAAGTGCAGGTGTCTATGCCGGACGTGGGCTCGGACATCCTCGCATTCGCCGGGAAAGACCCGGAGGAGCTGGAAACCGTGCTGTTCGACTACGGCATTCTGAACGATATGCCGATGGCACTGAAACTGGACGTTGGCGCAAGCTCGTACTGGTCGGAGATGGCGTCGGTGCAGACACTGGATAACCTGCTGATGCAGGACAAGATCACGATTGAGGAATACCTCGAGCGCATCCCGGACGGCTACATCCCGAAGCGGCAGGAATTGATTGCCTCGCGCAAGCAGGCGGCACAGCAGCAGATGATGCAGCCGGAGGGGCAGAGCGCAGGCGGCGCGCCGGAGACCGGCGCTCTGGTCGATCTCGGCCAGAAGACGCCCATTCGCGGCGGCGGCGGCTTCGGCGATCTGCAGCGCAAGGTCATGCAGACCGGAACGGCCGAATAACGAACGCTCGGCGGACAATCCGCCTTGCAAATACATTACCAGAAAAATTTCAACACGTGGCGCCGACCATAGCGCCGCACCCGCCGACCATAGCGGGAGAAGGGATTTGACATGGCAGACGACATGAACACCGCCTTTACGGCGGACGCAGACGATTGGAGCGACATCACAGCGGACAGCTTTGCCGACGTCGAGGACGACGCGCAGGGCGCGCCGGACACGGAGACGCAGAGCAACGACGCCGCGCCGGAGGTCGAACAGAACGACGGCGGGCAGGATGCAGATGCCGCGCAGCCGGGCGAGAACGAGGAGCAGCAGGCGCAGACAGACGGCCAACTGTTTGAGCTCAAGCACCTCGGCGAGACGAAAAATGTGAACCGGGACGAGGTCGTAACGCTCGCCCAGAAGGGCATGGACTACGACCGCGTGACCGAGAAAAACACGCAGCTGGAAACCCAGGTGTCCGAACAGAAACAGCAGCTAGCGCAGCTCACGGAACACGAGAATGCGCTGCAGGAGCTGGCAAAGCAGAGCGGCACAACCGTCGAGGAGCTTGTGGAAAACATGCTCATTGCCGTTACCAAGAGTAAATACGGCATCGATGACGACGGCATGGCGCTCGAGCGTGTAAAGCTCGACAGAGAGCGCCGCGCGCTCGATCAGGAACGGGCAGCACTGGCACCCCAGAAGCAGGAGCAGGAGCAGCAGGCAGCGAACGAGAAGTGGCGCGGCGAGTGCTTTGACGCATTTGCAAAAGCCTATCCCGACGTTGACCCTGCCTCCATTCCGAACGGCGTGTGGGAAGCCTTTAACCGCGGTGAAACGCTGGTTTCGGCCTACGCAAGAGAACGCAACAAGGCGCTGGAGGCAGAGATCGCGCGCATGAAATCCGAACAGGAAACGCGCGACCGGAACGCGGCGAACGCCGCGAGGAGCACCGGCAGCCAGAGCAGCGCCGGGAAGACCGGCAGCGACGAAGCGTTTGACGCGCTGTGGTACGACGGCAACTGACCGCGTGAACCGAGGGCTTACCTCCGCCTGAAATTCCAAATTTTTAAGTGAGGTAATTACTTATGGCAATCAATGTTGCGAACAAATACAGCACCAAGCTCGACGAACGTTTCCACCAGAAGAGCGTGACCGACGCATTCGCCGGTAAGGATTACGACTTTGTCGGCGTGAACGCGATCAACGTGTACAGCTCCGACGAGGGCGACTTCGGCGACTACACCCGCAGCGGCTCCAGCCGATTCGGCACGATCAAAGAGCTGGGCGACACCGTGCAGACCATGCGCATGACGCAGGACAAGGGCGGCACGTTCTCGATCGACGCGGGCAACGCTGCCGAGCAGTTTAACGTCAAGCAGTGCAACGCGCGCATGAAGGCGACGTGGGACGGCAAGGTCACTCCGAGCATCGACAAGTACCGCCTGCAGAAGTGGGTCGGTGGCGCCGGTGTTGTGACCGTCAATGCTACCGCGCTGACCGGCAAGACGGCGATCGACGCCATTGTCAACATGGGCGCAGAGATGTCCAACCATCTTGTGCCGACCGATAACCGCGCGATCTTCATCGGCCACACGCTGTTTGCCAAGTGCAAACTGTCGGACTACATCGTCGGCATTGACGTGCTGGGCAAGGATGCCGTCGCAAACGGCTCTCTGGGCAAGCTCGACGGCAACGACGTGTACGCCATCCCGGACAGCTATCTGCCCGCGGGCGTCAACTTCGTGATCTTCCGCAAGGGCGCGAGCGTTGACCCGGTGAAGAACCAGACCATGCGCATCCAGAAGAACCCGCTCGGCATCGACGGCGATGTGGCGGAGTACCGCGTGATGTTCGACAGCTTCGTGCTGGACAAGAAGGCATACGCCATCGGCGTGCACACGACCGCGGGCAGCACGACCCCGACGATGACCGTTTCCAGCGGCACGCTGACGCTGACTGCCGGTGACGGTGAGACCATCAAGTACACCACCGACGGCAGCAACCCGAAGACTTCCTCCACGGCGCAGACCTACAGCGCCAGCGCGAAGCCGGCCGGCATTGCCGCAGGCACGGAGGTCAAGGCTTACGCCAGCAAGACCGGCGCGCTCGATTCCGGCATTATGACGGCTACCGCCTGAGGCAACGGATAAGGCGGCGGGATTTCCCGCCGCCTATTTTCAGATAACGAGGTGATTTCATGGCAGAAGTCAGCGACGTGTTTGACGCGGCTATGTCCATCATGGACGAGCTGAGCGACAGCGGGAAACCGCAGACGACGGACACGGACGAATACAAATACCGCACCGTGTCGATCATCAACACCATGATCGCGGAGCTGTACCCGTTTTCGGAGACGAAGAAGGCTGGGAAAACCGCTTCCGGCTGGCGGCCTGTTGAGGAATTCGACGACACGATCTCGGAGATCGACAACACGCTTGCGCTCGGTGCGATGCCATACGGCCTTGCTTCCGCTCTTTTGACGGATGAGAACCCGGAGGCATCCGACCGGTTCAAGCGGCGCTACAACGAGATCGTGACGATGCACAAGGCAAACGCGCAGTGCAGCATGGGCACGATCGAGGATGTGTACGGCGGCATTGAGTATAGCGAGTTCGGGAGCTGGTGACGCGTATGAATGAAAAGATCGTCGGAATCCAGAAATGGCTCGGCGTCAATCAGGCGGGCACAGACGACACAAGCCTGAAGCTCGGAGAGGCTTCGGATATGCGCAACTGGCGTGTGACGCAGGACGGCGCGCTGCGAAAGCGCCCCGGTATGAAAGCCGTGCATATGTTCCCCGGAGAAATTCAGGGAACGTGGTGCGGCTACGTCGGCGGAGAATATGTGCAGGTAGCGGCTGCTGCCGGGAAGCTGTGGAAAATCGGATTTCCAGCCACTACAGCGGTCTCAGAGCTGGGCGCGCTCGCCGACGCACACACGGAGTTTTTCGGGTTCCGGGAAAAGCTCTATATCCTCAACGGAACGCAGTACAAGGTGTTTGACGGCCATACGCTCGCGGATGTGACCGGGTACGTCCCGACTGTGCTTGTGGGCGTGGGCGCGGACGGCAGCGGCACGGAACTGGAGCAGATCAACAAGCTATCCAGCAAGCGAAAATACCGCATTGCTGCGGACGGAAAGTCCACGGTGTATATGTGCCCTGAAAGCGGAACGCTGTCTGTGAGCGTGAAAAACAGGGCAACAGGCGCAGCGCTGGCGGCCGGTACGGACTATACGTTTGCAGAAGGCAAGATCACATTCACGAGCGCGCCACCTGCCGGTGCAGATGTGTATGAGGTTGAATACACCGTGGCATCTGATGATTCCGGTGCGGTCATGGCAATGAAGTTTGCGGAGCTTTACAACGGCGCGACGGACAACCGCGTGTTCCTCTACGGCGACGGAAGCAACAAGGCGCTGTACTCCGGGCTGGACATCGGCGGCAATCCGACCGCCGAATACTTCCCGGACATGAATGTGCTGGACATCGGCGACGCGAATACGCCGATCACGGCGATGATCCGCCACTACTCCCGACTGCTGGCGTTCAAAGAGGACAGCGCATACTCCGTGCAGTATGGCACGGTGACGAACGCAGATGGCAAAATCCTCCCCGCGTTTTACTGGACGCAGGTAAATAAGGCCATTGGCAACATTGTTCCCGGTCAGGTGCGGCTTGTGGACAACAGCCCCTATACCCTGTTCGGGGAAAGCGTCTACACATGGAAAAACAACAGCAGCTATTCCAGTAACCTGACGATCGACGAGCGGCAGGCAAAGCGCATTTCCGACCGAGTGTGGAAAACGCTGCAGAGTTTCGATCTCCGGCAGGCGTACTGCTGGGACGACAACGACCGCAAGGAATGGTACTGCGTGTCTGGGGACATGGCCGTTGTGCACAACTACGGTCTCAATGTGTGGTATCTGTACACGAACTTCCATGTCAAGCACTTTTACCGCTCATACGGGAGGCTGCTCGGCGCACGTGAAAATGTGCTCGTCGAGATTTCGGATGCGTTCCGCAGCGACTGCGGCGAAGCGATCGACGCGCGATGGGAGAGCGGCAACATGCACTTCGGCGCGGATTTCATGCGCAAATACTCCGCAATGCTGTGGATCGGTCTCGTTCCGACGCACGCCGGGTCAATGACCGTGACGGTCATGACAGACCGGAAAGCGGACTTCTCGAAGAAGCTGGTTTTCCGCAACAGCGCAGCGTTTGACCACGCGAATTTTGCGCACTGGTCGTTTAACACGAACAAGCGCCCGTATATGACGCGGCTGAAACTGAAAGCAAAGAAATTTACATACTACAAGCTCATCCTGACGAACGATGACGCAGACACGACGGCAACTGTCACAAGCGCCGACATCCGCGTGCGGTTCACAGGATATGTGCGATAGGAGGGTTACATATGGCACTTCCGACGTGCAACGAGGACATGAACATCATCTCCAAACTGGACGACGAGCCGAACGATGTTGGCGGCCTGTCCGCTGCGGCTCTGAAAGCAAAATTTGACCTTGCCGGAAACCTGCTGAAAAAGGCGCTCAACGATCTGGTCGCTGCGCTCGGCGAGAACGCCGCCGCAAAGAACATCGGCTTTACTCCGACAACCGCCGTCAACAAGACGAACGTGCAGGACGCGATCGAGGACGTGCAGAGCCAGATCGCCGATGTGTCGCAGGGCGGCATTGCGGACGGCACAATCACGGCGGCAAAGATTGCAGGCGGCGCAGTCGGCACGGCCGCAATCGCGGACGACGCGATCACGGCGGACAAGCTGGCAACGAGCGCGGTCGAAACCGACGCGATCAAGTGGGGCGCTGTAGATGAGTACCGCCTGAAAGACGCGGCCGTCACGGAGGCAAAACTTTCGAATGGGGCCGTGACGAACAGCAAGATCGGCTACTACGCGGTCGAAGAGCGCCACATCAAAAACTACGCCGTGACCGGGGACAAGATCGCAAACAATACGATCGGAAGCAGCAAAATCGGGGAACGCGCGATTGTGACGAGCGCGCTGGCCGACAAGGCAGTCACGACGGAAAAAATCGCGGCCGGAGCTGTGACCGGCGAGAAGGTGTCTTACAAGGCACTGGTAACGAACGTGGACATCTCGACCGAAGTGATCTCCAGCGGCAAGGTGTGCAGCGTGAGTACCGCTGTGTTCCGGCATATGCGTGCGATCGGAATGATGTTCTGCTCGCTTTACATGACCGGGCTTGCGGAAGCAGACGTCGGGCACGACATCGTGGTCGGGTTCTCCGGCGGTGAAGCCTATCAGCGGCCGGGAACGGATGCAGGGGCGGACGGAATGCTGCGAGATCCTGCGGCGTCTGTGCTGACGGCGCGGATCGTATACAAAGACGTACAGGGCTGGGACATGTGGGTGGACAGCCCGAGCGTCCGCTTTAACTCCGGCGGGCAGCTTGTGGTGCCGATCCCTGAAGGTGTGCGGGCGTCCGGCAACTGCAAGATCTACGTGTCCGGCTGGTACATGGCGTGAGGTGAAAAGCAATGGCATACATCAAACGCGGTGAGGCAAAGGTAATCCCCGTGCGCGTGAAATTCAACGACATGAACGTGTTTCCACTTGGTAATGTGGATGAGATCGCGTTCAAGCTCGGCGACAGTGTGCGCAAGACGTGGCCGGACGCGGTGCGGTACGACAACGCAAACGACCGGTTCCTGCTGACGCTGACGCAGGAAGACACGCTGTCCCTCGACGCGGGGCAGGCGGAGCTGGAGATCACCTGCAACTTCAAGGGCGCGGGCAACATCCTGAAGCCGAAGAAAAACCCGAAAATCAAAGTGCTGGACTGCACGGACGAGGAGCTGATGGAATGAGCGACAGAATCGAAGCCGAGATCCTCGATGTGTTTGGAGAAGAGGTAGCCGCAGCGGTTGACACGCCGCTTGTCGTGATCGAAGGCCCAAAGGGTGATCCCGGCAAGGACGGCGTATCGCCTACAGTATCGACCGCTGCCACAACCGGTGGCACGAAAGTGACCATTACGGACGCAAAAGGTTCGCATGAGTTTGTAGTAAAAGACGGAGCGAAGGGCGCTGACGGCTCGAATGGCAAGGACGGAACGAACGGTAAAGATGGCGCGGACGGCAAACCGGGAGCTGCTGGTGCGGACGGCATCACGCCGCACATTGGCAGCAACGGCAACTGGTATCTCGGCGATACAGATACCGGTGTATCAGCGGGTGGCGGCACTGCCGATGCCGTCCAGTATACTGCGCAGACGCTGACTGACCCGCAGAAATTTCAAGCACGCAAGAACATCGACGCGGCTGGCACAGACAGTCCGCAGTTTAAGGGGTATGTAACGCTGACGCCCGCGTCTGAACCTGAAGGCATCGGTGTAGGCTTGTCCCCGTCCAAAGACGGCAATAATTTTGCACTTGATATTTCTGACGTAAACGAGGGCACCCCGACTAAGCTTACCGGCGTGAAAACTCCTACCGACGCGGACACCACTGCAGCCGCGACCGTCGAATACGTTAAGGCTAAGGTTGCAAGTGGCGGCGTTACGCCGCACATCGGCGACAATGGCAACTGGTATCTCGGCCAGACCGACACCGGCAAGCCGTCACGCGGAGAAAAGGGAGCGGACGGTGCACCCGGCATCTACTACGGCACGACGCAGCCGACCGGCGACACACACCCGGTGTGGATTGACCCGGGCGGCGACCATGATGACGGTGGCCTGCTTCCCGAAGTAACGGCTGCTGACAACGGCAAATTCCTGCGCGTGGTTAATGGTGTATGGGCAGCGGCTGCAATCAACGACGCGAATGGGGTGAGTTTCTAATGGCGGAATATCTTGCAAAATCCGAAGACCTGACCGCAGTCGCAGACGCTATCCGCGCCAAAGGCGGCACGGATGCGCAGCTTACGTTTCCGGACGGTTTTGCAGCCGCGGTGCAGGCGATTCCCACTGGCGCCACCATCACGGACGGGTTTGTCGTTACGGCGCGGGACGCGGACGGGCTCGTCGCGGCTGCGGATGTGTATTTTAGCCACATCCCGATAGGCATTTTTGGCTTTACTTACACAGGCAGCAGCGCAGGAAAGTTTACGATAATGGCGCAAAAAGCGCAGACCATCAATTTTAAGGTTCCAGTAATCAGTGTGGACAATGGCGCTTTCCGCGGCAACAGGAGCCCGGCATCCCAAGTCGAGAAGATTTTCCCAACGATAACGAAAGACGGCGACGGGTCTTTTACAAATTCGCTGATCGAAAACGCATATTTGCCGCTGCTGGTGGATTCATATGGGAACGAGTTTGAGGGATGCAGTCAATTGCGGACGATTAACATACCGCTTGCCGAAGGCGAAATAAAGCAGTGGTTTTGCTCCAATTGCACAAGACTTACTAGTCTATACGCCCCGAGAAAAACGGTTATAGGCACCAAATCCATCAACCATTGTCAAGCCTTGAAAACCGTTGAGGTAGGCAGTATTGGCTACGCGGTCACAGCGATCGACAATCAGGCATTTTTGAATGACACACAAATTGAATTGGCGATTACCATCTATACAAGTGGCGACTATGTTGACACCGCCATGGCCAATATCCGCAACAGCGCGACGAGGGCCACTATCATCATCAGGGCGGCCGCGGATACGACCTACAACGGTGCTGCCTGTGCGGCTGGCGACACCATCCTGACATCGACACCGGAGGCGAGCACATGACACAGCGGCCTATCATCTACACATACGGCGACGGCACAAAGCGCCGCCGCATCAATCTGCTGGCCGGTGACGGCAAGCTGCTGACTAGCGACGGCGGTGAGACGGTATACACCTGCGTGGACGTGGACAGCGTCACCGGCTGGACGGAGATCGACGCGCCCGGCGAGGAGATCAGCGACACGGAGGCACTACAAATCATCACGGGAGGCACACCATGACAAGAGCCGAAGCGATAACCTACCGCAACAAAATCGAAGCGGCAGCAAGTACCATGACTGACGAGGTAGCATTGACCGCTGTTGAGCTATTCCCCGCGTGGACAGCCGGCAAAGCATACGCTGTCGGCGACAGGGTTCGGTACAACGGCGCGCTGTACAAATGCGTGCAGGCGCACACCAGTCAGGCGGACTGGACACCGGACGCGACCCCAGCGCTGTGGGTCGCTGTTAGCGTGGACGAATGGCCAGAGTGGGTGCAGCCGGCCGGTGCGCACGATGCGTATAACCGGGGCGATAAAGTCAGCTACCACGGCAAGCGCTACATTTGCACGGCCGACGCAAACGTCTACGCGCCGGGCGTGTACGGATGGGAGGCAGCAGCATGAGCACACCAATTTGCAAAGTGTGGGATGCCGAGCAAGGCAAATACGTCGGCATTCCGGCAATCAAAGGCCCAAAGGGCGACCCCGGCGTACCCGGCGTACCCGGCAAAGATGGCAGTGACGCGACCGTGACTGCGGCAAGCATCACAGGCGCGCTGGGGTACAAGCCCGCCGCGCCGAGCGATATCCCGGTAGTCCCGACTGCGGAGATCTCCGCCAACACCGCCGCCCGCCACTCACACGCGAACAAGGGCGTGCTCGATGGCATCACCGGGCAGGTGACGGCAGACAAGGTATACAACCCGGATCATGATACTGATCTGGTGCAGTATGCGGCTTTTCAAATTGCGTCGCAGCAAATCATTTCGCAGATCCCAACCGTGCTGCCGAGCCCGAACGCGCTGACCGTCACCAGCGGAAGCAACAGCGTCACATACGACGGGAGTGCGGATAAGAGCATCGATATTCCTTCCGTGGAAAAGATCGTAACGGAAACCACGCAAGTGCTGCCCGCTTACACAAATCTGATACCGATCAGCACGGACGCATCCGGCGCTGTTCTGAATGGCGTCGGGTATGAGGCCGGAGCACTTCATTCAGACGGCTCTGTGGCTTCGGCAAGCAGTTTCACCAGCGGCTTTATTCCCATAAAAAAGGGCGATGTAGTGCGTATTAAAGACCCCAGCGCCACGAGCTTTTCGCTCGACAACGCAGTAGCGCTTTACAAGGCGGACAAGGCGATAAGCACCGGTATAAGCAAATATATCCGAGGCATGCAAAGCAATGCTGCATACGGAGGCGTTACCATATCCGGGGATGTTTTAACGTGGGACACTTCTTCGATTTCGTACTATGCTTGGCAAGATTTCAAATATTTGCGGGTTATGACTTCTTCCGCAGATTCAATTGTTACAATTAATGAAGAAATTAAGGAATCAACTCAAACGGTGATGACCCTGAAGCCAACGGTAAAAGTTTCGAAGGACAGCCTGAACTTTGCCGTTAACGAGCCGTTGTTGTCAGGAAGAAAAATCGTTGTTTTTGGCGACAGTTTGATAGGAATGACACGCGATCAAACATCTGTCACAGCTTATGCAGCGGCGTATACCGGTGCAAAGGTGTACAATGTCGGCTTCGGCGGGTGTCGCATGGCAAAGCACCCGTCCAACGGATACGCAGCATTTTCTATGTGGGAGTTGGCCGATGCGGTAGCGACTGGGAACTATGCCGCGCAAGACGCACAAGCACCGAGCGGACAGGATTATTTTGCAAATCAACTGGATGTGCTGAAATCCATCGACTTCACAACCGTTGACGCAATCGTAATTCATTACGGCACAAACGACTTTGCGGCCAACGTGCCACTTGATGATTCGGCGAATCTTTTTAGCACAGACACGGTCTGCGGCGCACTGCGATATTCCATTAAAAAGCTTTTGACCGCCTTCCCCAAAGTCAAAATCTTTGTGTCTCTGCCCCTGTATAGGACATGGGGTGGAGAGGGCGCTGAAACCTATAATAACACGCTTGAAAAAACGCTGCCGGAGTATGATTCCGCTATGAAAACTGTTGCAGAAGATCATAATCTGCCTACGATTGACGGGTATAAGCGGCTTGGGGTAAATTCCATCAATTCCAGCGCATACTTGTCGGACGGCACACACCTTAACGATTTTGGACGTAGACAGTTCGGCGAGCTGATCGGCGGCCACCTTATTTGCGGCGCGTAAAGGAGGCGATAAAATGCAGATCATTCAGGCGTTTGTGACGCAAAACCCATTGTATCAGCAGTATACAAGAATCCAGGTGCGCAAGCTGGTGCTACACAGCGTGGGATGCCCGCAGCCGAGCGCCGTCGTGTTTGCGCGGCAGTGGCAGACGGCTCGGTATTTTGCGCACGCCGTGCTGCAAGCGGACGGCACGGTGTATCAGGTCGCGCCGTGGGATTGCCGACTGATGCACGTCGGCGCGGCGAACGCGTATAGCATCGGTGTGGAGATGACCGAGCCGGACTGCATCCGCTACACCGGCGGCGCGACATTTGTATGCTCCGACCGGGCGCGGGCGCTCGCGCAGGTGACCGGCACGTACAACACGGCGGTTGAACTGTTCGCGCAGCTCTGCACGCAGTTTGGGCTTGATCCGCGCAGCGACATCATCTCGCACGCGGAGGCCGGTAAACTGGGCATTGGCACGGATCACGTCGACCCGGAGCACCTGTGGCGGCAGCTCGGCATGGGCTACACGATGGACGGCTTTCGGCGCGACGTCGCCGAGGCGATGGCAGCAAAAAATACAGACGAGGAGGATGAGGAAAACGTGATTAGGTACAACAATCTCGAAGAAGTCCCGAGCTGGGCGCAGGGCACGGTGCGCTCGCTGGTGGATGCGGGTGCGCTGCAGGGTGACGACCAGGGGCGGCTGGATCTGTCGCTGGATATGATCCGCGGCATGGTGATCGGCAAGCGGTACGCGGACGCGCGCAGCCCTAGATACGCCACGATCGACGACGTGCCGAGCTGGGCGCGGCCGGGCGTGCAGCGGCTGATCAACCGGGGTGTACTTAGCGGTGTCGGAAACGGCAAGCTGGACTTGTCGCTGGACATGATCCGCACGCTGCTTGTCACGCAGATGATGGTCGACGAAAACAAATGATGGAGGGACTACATATGAACATTAACTGGAAACTCAGATTGCAGAACAAGGCGACGTTGACCGCGCTCGTCATGGCGCTGGTGGCGCTGGTGTATCAGGTGCTCGGCGTGTGCGGCGTCGTGCCGCGTGTGGCGCAGGATCAGGTGACGACGATCGTCAGCATGGTCATCAACATCCTGTGTCTGTTTGGTATCGTGGTTGACCCGACAACTGCCGGCGTCAGCGACAGCGCGCGGGCTATGAGCTATGACGAGCCGAGAAAAGAGGGCTGAGGATGGCGATTTCTCTTGCGAACATCATCTCGGCGGCGGCGTTTGTGCTGACGCTGATCGGCGCGTGCTGGCGCATGAGCACAATCATCCAGCGGAACACGGACGCGGTCGTGGCGCTGACGGCGCGCATTGACCGCATGGACGCCGGGAACGCCAAGGAGCACAACGAGATGTGGGACAAGATCGAGCATAGCGAGGACGCGATCAACGACCACGAGACGCGGCTACAGCTGCTGGAGCGCAAATAAGAATCGACACGGGGGACGCTGCCGGGCGCGGCGGTGTCCCCTATCCCCTATCCAGCGATTATCAAGTGATGAGGTGACAAGATGGCATACAACGACGCAATCATGAACAGCGCCGACAAACAGAAAATTGCCGCGCTCGGTGAGCAGTGGCAAGCCGCGCAGAAGGCCGGAAATCAGGGCGGCATGAACGAGGCGCACGAACAGGCAGAGCTTATCCGCAAGAAGTACGGCTACAGCGGCGGCGGTGACGGCAGCGGCTTCAAGATCGTCGGAAACAACACCGTCCTGCCGGAGGCAAAAGACCAGAGCGAGAGCATCAACAAGATCTACGACGCACAGCAGAAGGCAAAGACCGACGCGCTGAAAGCGGCCTACGACCAGAACATGGCGGACTATGACGCGCAGGCCGCGAAGATCCCGCAGACGTACAACGAGGCACGGCGGCAGGTATCGACGCAGGCGGACATTTCACGCGCGAACCTGAACGAGCAGATGGCGGGCAGCGGCATCAATATCGGGGCGGGCAGTCAGCTCGAGCTCTCGCAGCAGAACAGCAGGAACGCAGCCATGGGCAAAGTATCGTCCGCAGAGGCAGACGCGATGTCCGCTCTCGAGGCACAGCGGCAGAAGGTAAAGGCGGCGTATCAGAACGCGGTCGCGCAGGCGATCAGCGAGAACGACGCGGCACGCGCGAAGGCACTCTATGCCGAGGCGCAGCGTGTGGATAACTCCATCGTCAACACGGCGGTCAAGCAGCTTAGCGTGGACACGACGCTTGCGGAAAACGATCGCAGCCGACTCGAACAGCAGGCCGCGACGCTCGCCAAGTACGGCGATTTCAGCGGTTATGCGGCGCTCGGTTATTCGCAGGATCAGATCGACGCGATGCAGAAAGTGTGGGGTGCGCAGAACCCGAAGCTCTACTACGAGCGCACAGGCACATACCCGGCGAGCTACACGGCATCAAACCGCAGGACGGGCGGTGGCGGCGGCGGTTCAGATGATGATACGATCACGCCGGTCGGGGATAAAACGGACAGCGGCCGTGTCACTCACAACGACATTGACTTCACGGATACAAATGCTGTTGCAGATGCCGCAACCGTTTACGAGCGGGTGAAGGAAATGATCTCGCAGGGCGTACCGGTTTCTGAAGTGAACCAGTACATTCAGAGCGCCTCCGACAACGGCCTGATTTCCGACGACAGCCGCAGACGGATGAAATACATGAACTACTCCAGAAAGTGAGGAAATCAGATGGCGTTCAAAAAAGCGACAGTCTCGATTGACGACTGGCTCAAAAGCACCGGCGCGACCGAACGGCCGAGAGCACAGCAGGATACCGCTGACGCGCAGAAACCTGTCACCGAGCCAATTTCTGAGCCCGTGCCGCAGAAGAAGAAAGAGAACATCAGCTTCTGGGAGAAGCTCGCAAGGGCTTTTGGGGATGATGTATACTCGAGCAGTATGCAGGAGAACAAACCGGATGGGCCGGACGGAAATATTATAAAATCTGCCGCTAAGAGCGCGGAAAGCTCTTATGTGAACGCCTTCGGCACGCTGCTCAACAAGCGCAGCGGAACGCAGATCATGGGTGTGACCGTGGCAGACGACGCCGTGCCGCAAGCCGACAAGGACAAGGCAGAAGCCGCGCGGCAGCGCAACCAGGCAAACGTCTACGCCAAAGCAGACAAAGCGGCGGAAGCAGCGGCAGAAGCGTCCGAAAAGGCGAAAGAGAACCTCGGCGGAAGCAAAGCCGCAGGCGCGTTTGTGGACATTGCAAGCGGCGGTCTGCAGCTCGGCGCGGACATGGCGCTCAATGCGCTGCTCCCCGGCGCGGGTCTGGCGAACATGGGGCTGCGCTCTTACGGAAGCGGGTCGCGTGAGGCACGTCTTGACGGCGCGAGCGAGGGCGAACAGGTGGCATACGGCGCTGCGGCCGCTGCCGTTGACGTTCTGACGGAGAAGATCTTCGATGTGGGCAAGCTGTTCGGCGGCGGTGCTGCGGACGACGTGGCGGAGAAGCTCGTCGGAAAGCTGGCAAAAACGGATGCCGGGCGCAGTGTTGTGCGCGCGCTGACAAACGCTGTCGGCGAGGGCGCAGAGGAAGCCGTGGCCGACATCCTGAACCCGGCGATCCGCGCGATCTACGACAAGGGCGCAGCGGCAAAAGCGAGCTACACGACCGCTGAGGGCGCAAAGGAGATGCTTGCGCAGGCGGGTTACGACGCGCTCATCGGCGCGGCTCTGTCCACATTCGGGACGACCGCAGGAATCATGAAGGGCGTAGACGCGCAGAAAAATGCCGCTCTGCGCGCCGGAGAACCGGCTGCAAGCGTGACCGCAAGCGTGAACACGGAAGCGAGCGCGAAACCGGCAGAGGCGGAAAATATCGCCGCAGAAGCACGGGCAGAGGCCGCACCGGTCGAGACCGCACAGGACGAAGGCAGTCAGTCGGCTGTGCGCGCACTGCTGAAAAAGGGTATTATCTCGAACAGCGAGGCGGAGCGCATCATCAAAGATGCGGGTCTGCGCACGGAGTTTGAGCGCCAGACCGGCGAAACGCTGGCCGGAACGAAGGCCGACCAGCGCGCGCAGATCAAGCGCGTGGCGCTGACGCAGAACATCACCGGTGAGACCGCGAAGAGCGAAGCACAGTCACAAAAAACGGGTGAAATTGTGAATGAAAGCGCTGAAAACGCGGTTGAGGCACAAAACAGTGACAATTTTGCAGACGTGCAGCAGCGAGAGACCGAACCGGATGCCGGACAGCACGGCACGCTGCCGGAAGGGCAGGGCGCAAAGTCTGCGGAGTTTGGCTATGAAGAGGCAAAGACGCAGGCGCGCTCGCTCAAGAACCTGTTCGAGAAGGGAGACCGAAAAAAGCTCGGTCTGACGGAGCAGGATCTTTCACACAAGGTCGAGCATGACGCGGAGGCAGAAGCGAAAGCACAGGAGCGGTTCGACTCCGACTACCTCGCCGAAAAAGCCGACCTATTCGGCGAAAAGCGCGACTGGGACAAGACGGACACGGCGCTTGCGTACAAGATCATGGAGGCAGAGCTGGACAAGGCGCACAAGAGCGGCAGCATGGACGACTATGCTGAGGTCGCGCGGCTGGTAAAGCGCTGGCACGAGCAGGGCACGGACGTCGGACAGGTGATGCAGCAGCGGCAGGCGCTCTCCAAAAGCCCGAAGTTGATGGAGGCGGCGGCGATCGAGCTGCTGATGGACGAGAAGCGCACGCGAAAGATGACTGCGGAGACGCGCAAGGAGCTGCTCGACGCCGTGACGGAAAACGCGAACCGGCTCAAAGACATTCCGGAGGACGACACTGCGGAGGTGGTATCGCTCATCAAAGACCTGAGCTCGATCCGCAAGACGAACGGAATGTGGTTCGGCAATCTGGAGCGGCGCATGAGCAAGGCCATGAATGGCGCGCTGGATTACGCCGCTGGCATGGAAGGCGGCGAGGCGTTTTTGCGCGAGATCGCAGCGACGCAGATCGTCAACATCGCGAGGGACTACGCTCTGCCGTCTCACATCGAGAGAGCAAAAACGTGGCGATATCTGAGCATGCTGTCAAAACCGGCGACGGCTGCGAGAAACTACGCCGGAAACAACGTCATGAACGTTGTGGACGCCACGTCGCAAAACTGCGGCGTGCCGCTGGACATGCTGCTCTCCAGATACACCGGCGTGCGCTCCGTTGCGCTCGACAAGGGCTTGGCCGGAAAAGACAGAAAAAAAGGCGCTGACGATGCGGGTATCAAGTCGTTCATCGAGGTCGGCCTTGATGCGGACACGTCCGGCAGCCGCAGCAAGATGGAGACCAAGACCGGCAGAACGAACAAGATGACCGGAAACTTCATTGAACGGCTTGTGTCGACGTTCGAAAAGTACAGCAATTACGCCATGGTAGCCACAGACCAGCGGCAAAAGGGCGGCATCGAGGCGGAGGCGCAGCGCGGAATCCGGGAGCTGGAGCGCGCGGGGAAAGTAAACAAGGGCGCGCTGGACAGCAGACCGCAGGAGCTTGCGAAGGAGCGCACATTCCAGAACGACAGCAAGATCGCGCAGGCGACGAGCGGCGTGCGGAGAGCATTTAATATATTCAGTATTAAAGACAAACGCGGCGGTAGCTTCGGCGTGGGCGATCTCATCCTGCCGTTTACCAACGTGCCCGGCAACATTGCAGACACGGCGATCCAGTATTCCCCGTTTGGATTTATCCGTGCAGGCGCTGAAGTCGCCAAAGTAGTCGGCAGGATCAAGGGCGCGCAGCTCACGGCCGCGGAGCGTGAGAGCGTGCAGAGCAAGCTGGAGCGCGCCTACAAGCGCGCGGAGAGTGGGGAGCTGACGAAGGAGGAGCACGCGGCGCTATGGCGCGACGTTGCGAGCGTGATCCGGAAGTCCAGCGGCGTGGAGCTGATGCCGAAGCAGCGCGACAGCCTGAAAAAGGCGGTCGACCAGTACCTGACCCATGCGCAAAACGGCGCAAAGGCGCAGTGCGAGGCGGCAGTTTCCGAGATGGCAAACCTGCTGGCAAAGGCAAAGGCTGGCGCGCTGACCGCTCCGGAACAGGCGAAGGCCGTGACGGACTTCGGGCGCGCGTTTAACGGCACGATGGGCATCGCGTTTTTCGCCGTGCTTGCCGGGGCAGGAATCATGAAGGTGGCCGGAGACGACGACAAGGACAAGGAAGCGCTCGAAAAGTCCGAGGGCGTGAGCGGCACGCAGCTCAATACGTCCGCGCTTGTGCGGCTGATCTCCGGAGAGAGCGCAAAGTGGCAGGACGGCGACACGCTCGTGTCGATTGGCTTCCTTGACCCGATCAATGCGCAGATGACCTACGGCGCGCTGCTTGCAGATTGCTACGAGGAGGACGGCAAGATCAGCTTCGGAGACGTGACGCGCGAGAACCTGTCGTCCATCTATCAGAGCGTGATGGATCTGCCCGCAATGTCACAGATTCAGGAGATCGAAAACAGCTTCAAGTATTCCAAAGCGGACACCACGGGCGGCAAGCTTGCGGACGCGACGTTCCGCTACGGCGCGTCTCAGGCGACGAGCTTTATCCCGAACATCGTGTCCGGCATCGGGCAGGGTGTTGACGGAAAGGTACGCGACACCTACAACGGAGACACGACCGAGGAAAACGCATGGCGCGCGGTCAAGAACAAGACCATTTTTCTGCGGCAAACGAACCCCGTCGCACTCGACAACTGGGGAAACGAGAAAACCTACGGAGACTCTGCTGCTCTGAATTTCCTGAACGCAACGCTCAACCCCGGAAGCATCACAAAATACCGCACGGATGCAGTCAATCAGGAGCTTTACCGGCTCGGCGAGGAGACGGAGATCAAATACCCGGGTCGCAGAGCACCGACGAGCGCGAACCGGGGCGGAAAATCCGTCACGCTCACGGAAGCAGAACGCCGCAAGTATCAGGCTGCATACGGAAAGACCGCGCACGCGGACATCCAGAAGGTCATCAGCAGCGCGGTCTACAAGCAGGCAAGCGACGCGGAGAAAGCGGCCGCGATTCAAAATTTGCTGGAAGTCGCAACGGCGGCAGGCAAGAAGAAGGCGAAGCTCGACGGAAGCGACACCCCGTCGTGGACGACGAAAAGCGACGGCAGCGTGGCAGACAACGCCGTATACCGCGCCAAGCTCGGCACCGCAAAAGACACACTTCCGGCCAATGCGCGAGACCGCAACGGCGACGTGATGCAGGCAATCATCAAGACGGTCGTCGGCAAACGCGGCGGCAGTGACCAGCTTGCGCTCAATGTCATGGCACAGCAGCTCGAAGAGGGCACGCAGGCAAAGGTGGAGACCGCATACAACGGCGGGTACGAGCTGAAGCAGATCGTGGACTTCTATCAGAAAAAATACGCGAAGAAGCCGGGAACCAGCCAGCGGAAGTACAAGAAAGAAGATCTGTATGCGTGGGCGATGCGAAACGGTTATACCACGAAACAGTTCAACCAGCTCTGGAAGCTCTTCCCGTGACAAACACACAACAAGAAAGCAGCACGCATATCCTGCGTGCTGCTTTTGCTTTCCGTATTTCATTTACGATCCGGTGTGCTCATACTCTGAGATGATGCGCATCGCTTCCGCGAGGCTTGGGGCTTCCATCACCGTGCAGCCGGTCGTGACGATATACGTCCCGTCGAGGCCGCGCGCCATGCGCACATTTTTGTTTTCTGCGAACGTGGTCTTGTGCGGCGCTTTTTCTTCTGAGCCTGTTTTTTGCGTCTCTGTCCGGCTTTTATTCTCCGCGCTACATTTCACGTCTTTACGGTCGCGCCCGCTCTCCGTCGAGATTTCGCCTGCGCAGGCGGCATATCCGGCGAGGTCGATGAAGTTATCCGCTTTATCGCCTCCGGTTGCGATGCGGCCGAGCTTAAACAGCGCCATCATTGCGCCGACGTCTGCGGGGTTGAGCCGCGATTTCGCTCCGCGCCCGAACAGATACACGTTCCAGAGTGCGGCGATAATGCGGAAATTGTCCTCCGGCTCTCCGTACTGCTGATTGCGGTCGGCGCAGACGCAGCGCTCTGCGGCTTTCAGAATTTCAGCGCGGGTCAAAACGCATCGCCGTCCTTTGCATCGCCCGCCTTGAGCGCTTGCAGATTCGCAAGAACGCCGTCGTAGTCATCCGGGTACATTGCCCGAAGCACGGTACAAAGCTCGTCATCGTCAAAGGCAAGCTTTTCGCCGCTGTAGTTCAGTCGGGCGGCGTTGAAGATCGCATCCGTCAGGATGCTGAGGCGGAGCTCGTTGCGCGCGTCGTTACGCACGCCTTCCCACATTGCGTTTGCTTCCATTGTTATTTCCTCCTGCTTTCAGATGTTCCGGCATCGCCGGTGTCGTTATATTCCAGCCATCGATTTGCGGCAAACTGCACAGCCTGACAAGCTGCCTGCGGTTTTACGCCGCGGATAGCGGCAATGTCTGCGTATGTATACCCAGCCATGCGCAGACACACGGTCTGACGCTGCACCGGCGTGAGACCGTCCAGAAAACGGCTGATATCCGCCGCGGAATCGTCGAAATCTTTGTGCGGGCGATCCTTTGGCTTGACTGCACCGCGCTGCGTGTGATCGTACTTACCGGCGCTGTCAAACGCTATGTCATTATCGTCTGTGTACAAAACGAGCATACCAGACCGCTTGCGCTGCTGCGCGTACTTCTTGCGGTGCGCGATCTCGCCGCGCATGCACCACATCGCGTGCGTGGAAAACTTTCCGCGCGTTGGATCGTATGTACTTGCGGCTCTGAGCAAGCCCTCGGCAGCGTGCCCATACAGCTCATCGGCGTCCTCGTCCGGCGCGTAGCGTCGGATCGCAAGAGAGATCAGACGCTCGTTGTCCGCTGCGAGCTGCTGTTGCTCCGGCGTGAGCGGCGCGAGCGGTTTCCTGCGCATGGCTTTATCCTCCTATGATGTCGATCTCGTACTCCTCGCGCAGCACGCGAATCAGATCGGGCGCGGAAACGTAGCCGTCGCGCACGCTCTCCGACAGCGCCTCCACCTCGCGCCAGATGCGCTGGAGCTGCTCCGCGTCCATGCCTTCTTTGTCCAGCAGGGCGGTAAAAAAGATCGCCAGCGTCACGCGGCAGGCATCCGCCGTCGCCGTGTCCTTTGCGCGCTGCACGTCTGCCATCGTCGCTGGTTTCCGGCGTGGGTTAACTCTCTTTGACATCGTCGTCCTTTCGCTCGCCGAGATTGCAGAAAGCGTGCGGCGGCATATCTCGATTCAGCAACGTGCACCACTCCCAGCTTTCGCATTCGTTCTCGCCCGATTTCCAAAACAGGCAGTCTTCGCACCGCACCACCGGCACCGCATCTGGCAACGGGCAATCATCAAAAAACTTGTCCTGCGGATTGCTTTCCAGCTGTGCTCCACGCTTGCAGCGGTGCTTTTTGATGTCGTAATCGGCACAAGCACCGCAGTATGTAATCCCTTTCATTCTGCGTCACCGTCCATTCTCGCGCCGCAGTTGGGGCAGTAGTCCGACAGAACAAATTTATCGTTGCAGTCATAAATGGCTTCATTTTTGCACGCAGAGCAGATATACCCGCCAATCGGATCGATTCCTGCAACTTCGGGATTCCATCCAGATATTTCACTTTCATGCACGGGTATCCATACCCCATGCACCACCGGCGCAACGTCAGCAGTGGGCGCGCCTATTACCTCACTGCGCAAATCGCCTACCCAGCAACCTGCGCACATAAAGCCGTTGTGGTATTCCCCTGCCTCTTTGCACGGTGAACAATGCTGCTCTTCGATGTCTTTCAAAAACGCTTCGCGCTCGATGTATTCAGCCATTGTCCTTCCTCCTCTCCTCCGCTTCCTTCAGCGCCTGAAACACCATCACGTAGACCTCCGTCGTCATTCTATCGCTCGTGATCGGTATCCGCGGCGCGATGTAGTCCCAGCAGTCCATGTAGGTCAGGTCAGCCATCGCTCACACCCCACTCCCAATTTTCGGAGCGCTCACACGCGACGCACGTGATATCATCATAGCCGCAGGGCTTATCGTGCACACATGTATGGCAGTCTCCATACTCGCGCAGCTGCTTGTCCATGCGCTTGATGCGCTCCGCCGCCTCGCGCAGCAGGGCACATCCGCGGATGCCGCAGTTGTGCTCGTGGCCGCAGGCGAGGCACACGAGCGACCCAGTCTCCAGCGCGATCCTGCGCAGGGCAGCCGCCAGCTCGGTGTTTGTCATCATCGTACACCTCCAGCTTTTCTTTTTCAGCATCCGCCGCTCCCTCGTTTTCCGCAACGCAGCAATCCGTGCAGACGCTCTCTCCATTTGGCAAACCGTAGCACTTTTCGCCAATTTCGATGCGCTTTCCGCAGAACGAGCAGTAATTCCACAGCTGGTTCATTTCACCGCCTCCAATGCTTTTTCCGCCTCCTCGCGGGTCAGGAATACGGTCTTGCCGATGCTTGCGCCATCATTACGTAGACGATACGCGCAGTACCCGTCCGGCTTGCGATTGCACGTTGCCATACACAGATTATCCTCATCCGTGCAAACAGCCCTGATGTCTGGGGCTTCGAGCTCCATTTCTCGCGGCACATTGTCTCGCCCGATTACCCATAGTTTTTCACCCACCTTGCACGGCAGCGCCATCAAGCGACCGTCTTTATCGGCCTGCATCAATTCCACCATGCGCGCGATGGAGTAATCATGCTTAGACAGTC